GGCTGTGGAGATGGTTGGCTCCAAGCGTATGTAGCAATGTTGGCGTAGTACGCCTCATCCAGCACTGTGGATGCTGTTGGGTCATTTGGAATTAAGACACAACGCCAGTAAGTTGATGAGATGACTTCCCCGTCCTTAAGAACATCGGTGGTCTTGCGAACACCAATGCAACCATTAGGCTGAATGTCAAATTGAGAGATGTAAACAACTTCGGTGAATGTAGACATGATTGTTTCCTTTTAGTTAATTAAATCGAGCCTGTTATTGAAAAAATAATAAATTTATTCGTTACATTGCCTGTTGATATTGCAATAGATGATGAGCCAATTTTATAAAATTGAACTTCTGTAGCACTAGCAACCCATGCGGATAGATTTCCATCGGTTGTAACATCCCAATATCCTATTGATCCAGAGTTACCATAAACACCAGTAGCAAGGTCAAAAGGTAAAGAAGCAACTTGTATTCCTGATGCGTTAGATGTTCCAGAAAATTGCAGATAACAAGTTAGGGTAACTAACCGACCTACTTTTGTGTATCTTCCGTTTTGGATGGCGTATGTAACACCTGTGTATCCGCTATTTACGACAGGTGTCCAAGTCCCCTCCTCATAGTCATCCAAAGTATTAGCGTTTGATGATGCTGATTGAGTTGCGGGGAATGTGATGCCTGTGCCTGTTTGAATAGACGCATTGGGAAGCGCCCATGTGTATCCGGGGGCAGTGTCAAACACCACACTTTGTTGTCCATCAGCCAATATAACCCTGTTATTTTCTGTGGTCAGTCCGTTGTAATAACCGACTATGGTGTTGAACTGCCCAGTCGTGATTGCCTTGCCTGAGTTGTATCCAACAGCCGTATTGTTATTTCCTGTGGAATTTTCTAACGCAGAATGTCCAACTGCCACATTAGAAGCTCCAGTAGCACAGGTTGCTAAAGCAAACGAACCAACCGCAACGTTAACAGTGCCTGTAGTTAAAGCTACCCCTGCCTGATAACCCAGTCCAGTATTGTAAGCACCAGTAGTGTTGGCATATAACGCTTGGTATCCTAACGCAACTAAATTAGTTCCTGTGGTGTTGCTAAACACTGCCTGATAACCTACGGCAGTATTGTATGAAGCTGTGGTGTTGGAATAAAGAGAACGATAACCTAAAGCAGTGTTGCCAGAGCCTGTAGAGCTTACAAATAAAGCCTGTAAGCCAAACGCAACATTGTAAGAGCCCGTTAGATTTGAATACAACGCCTGATAACCAAAAGCATTGTTTTGAGCGCCAGTGGTGTTAGCACCCAATGCGCCATTACCAAAGGCGCTGTGGTATGAGCCAGTTGTATTTGAATACAAAGTTGGAAGAATTTCCGAAAGGTTGCCACCACCAACTGCTACGTTGTTAAAACCAGTAGTGTTGCTATACCCAACCTGATAACCTACAGCAGTGTTGTTTGATGCTGTGGTGTTAGAGCCAAGCGCATCTCTACCTACAGCCACGTTATAATTGCCCGTAGTGTTTACATCAAGTGCGGCATAACCTATAGCAATATTGAATTCGCCTGTGGTGTTGGAATAAAGAGAATACGCACCATAAGCGGTGTTATAACTACCAGTAGTGTTTAGATAACCAGAACGAAAGCCTGAGAAAGTAAGGCTTACGCCTGTGGTGTTTGCATACCCCGCATCTACACCAACAGCAGTATTTTGAGAGGATGTGGTGTTGGAGACAAGAGCGTTATAACCAAGTGCAGTATTATTTCCACCAGTTGTATTGGAAAACAATGCCGCTGTGCCTACGCTTGTGTTGTTGCCGCCCGTGGTGTTTGTATAGCCAGCCTCTATACCAATGGCTACGTTGTATGAACCAGTTGTATTGTTATACCCAGCAGTCTTGCCAATAGCAACAAGCCCTGCGCCTGTGGTATTGGCTTGAAGTGTGTATAGGCCCAATGCAGTGTTATTTGATCCTGTAGTATTGTTCTGCATGGCATAGTAACCAACGACAGTGTTATTATCACCAGTTGTATTCGCTCTTAAAGCTCCTGCGCCAAATGCAGTTACTCCACCAGTTGTATTATTGTAAGCCGCCTGATAACCTACTGCGGTGTTATATGATGCTGTGGTGTTGGATACAAGTGCACTATCCCCAACGGCGGTGTTGTAAGAACCTGTGCTGTTGATATATAGGGCTTCCATACCAAGAGCGGTATTAGAAGAACCTGTGGTGTTGTAATACATAGTCGTTCTACCGAAAACAGCATTTCGTGTTCCAGTAGTGTTTGTGTAAGCCGCCTGATAACCTACAGCAGTATTGTTAGAGGCTGTGGTGTTGGCTTGGAGGGCCGCTTGACCAACGGCAGTATTGTTTGCACCTGTGGTATTAGATAATAGGGATTCTTCGCCGTAAGCAGAGTTGTTTGCACCCGTTGTATTAGAAGCAAGCGAGTAGTAGCCAGTGGCGGTATTGTTATTGGCTGTTGTATTTGCCGCAAGTGCTTGCCTACCGATTGCTGTGTTAGAAGTGCCAGTAGTGTTTGCGTAAGCCGCCTGATAACCTACTGCCGTGTTGTTTGATGCTGTGGTGTTGGAGTACAGAGCAGTCCAACCAACAGCAACATTATTAGCGCCAGTTGTGTTTGAAAATGCAGATGCATATCCAAGACCCGTGTTATAGCTACCTGTTGTAGTTGCTTCTAAAGACCTACCGCCAAAAGAAGAATTTTGAGTTCCAGTAGTATTGGAATACCCCGCTTGATAACCTACAGCAGTATTAAAATCTGCTGTAGTGTTGGAGTAAAGGGCGGCATTACCAACGGCAGTGTTGCTACCACCAGTTGTACCTAACACCAAAGAGTTATAGCCTATAGCCGTGTTATTGCTACCAGTTGTGTTTGTCCCTAAAGCATTTCTACCATACGCAGAGTTGTATCCGCCCGTGGTATTGGCAGACATTACGTCTGCGCCCATAGCTGTATTAGCTAAACCTGTAGTATTAACGACTAAAGCATTTACGCCTAAAACAGTGTTAGTAGTAATGTTACCTGCACCGCGACCTACAGTCATTCCGCGAATTAGTCCGTCAGTAGCCGCAGAGTCCTTTAGCAACTTACCTGTCGTGCCATCAAAGAGGGCGATACCGTTTGCAGTAGCAGAAGCTGGGCCGTACACATCACCAGAAGCCGCTGTAGACCAAGACAGACCACCAGAGCCGTCCGTAATCAGAGCCTGACCGCTTGTGCCGTCATCTGCGGGGAATGTCAGTGTGTAGCTTGCACCCAAAGATGCTGGCGAACGAAGGCCAACATACTCACCACCTGTGGTGTCCTGAAGACGTAGTGGGCCTTGAGCCGTAATGTCAATCTGCGTGGCAGATAAAGATGTACCGTTCCATGTCAGGTTAGCAGAGTCAGTTAAGTTACCAGCCGTTCCCGCAAAGACCACTCGCGTAGCAGTCAAAGAAGAATCAGTCAAGTCATTAACAGTCAGCGTAGTGCCGTTGAATGTCATGTTGGCAGAACCAGCCAAAATGCCGGAACTGTTGAACTGAACCTGAGTGTTAGAACCACCAGCCGCGCCAGCCGTAGCCGTGCCGACAATCTTCACATAGTCTGTGCCATTGAAGTAAACAAAAGCTGACTCGCCTACAGCAACAGAAACACCAGTCTGGCCTGATGCTTTGAACGTCACGATACCGCCAGTAGCAGCGTTCACCACTGTGTATGTCTTGCTGTAGCTTGGGCCTGTGACCACTTTAGCAACTGTTAATGTGCCTGTGACTCTAACAATGGCAAACTGCGCTGTAACCGTGCCCGCGCCCGTGAGGGTGGATGTGACATTAGAGGCTGAAGCGTCACCTGTCGTATTCGCCAGAGTAACTGCGCCATCATTTGTTAGGGTCAAAGTGCCTGCAATAGCAATATTGATGTACTGCGTTAGACCATTGTTAACAGTATCGCCCCATGTGCCAGAGAGTTCACCCTGTACTGGAAGAGCTAAACCTAGTTGTCCCGTTGCGCCTGTAGTCATTTAAAAGCTCCTAATTCGTGTCGATTTGTGTCCAGCCCGGATTCTGGGTGTCACTCACCTGTGTCCAGCCCGGAGACTGAACGTTGTTGATATTTTGCCAGTTTGCGGTCTGCGTGTCATCAATAATTTCCCACAAAGGCCGTCCCATTACTAAATCAGATATTGTTGCCAACTCTACAACAGAAGCCATGAATGTTGCTACCGCCGCATCCACATCACTGATCGTTGCCGCCTCAGAGATCACACCCTTAAATGTAACCCCAGCCGCTACAGAATCAGACCCCGTTGCACTCTCACTTACAGAAGCATTTACCGCTGTGCTTGAACTTACGCTGTCCGATCCAGTTGCTGTCTCAACAATAAACGCCAAGAACGTGAACGCTGAACTTGTCTCATCTGTAATTGTCGCTGTCTCAAGTATCTGACCCAAGAAGTTAGCAAACGCCGCCGTTGAATCTGACCCCGTAGCAGTCTCACTGACTGACACCCCGTATGTCGGAATGGCGCTTATTGCATCACTACCTGTCGCTGACTCACTGACCGCAGACCCAAATGTTGCTAACGCACTGACATCATCTGACCCTGTACTTGTCTCACTTACTGCCGCACCGAACGTAGCCAGTGCGCTAATCTCATCCGATCCCGTGGCAGTCTCACTGACACTTGCTAAAACCGTGGTTGCCGCAGAGACAACATCTGTCCCTGTCGCAGTTTCATCGACAACCCGGTCATAGACTGAATCACCCCAGCCAGCCTGACCCCATGTGCCAGAACCCCAGCCGCCTTCAGCCATTTAGACCTCAAGCAGCCAAACTGAACGTGTAGGTAACAGAGATAATGTCGCCAGATACCACAGAGCGATCACCGGGAGCCGCAAAGTCAGCCGCTGAAAACAATGTACCTGTCGTGCCACTCTTAGCACTACCGCTTGTCAAAAACGCACCGCCAACAGTGGAAGTCGCGTTGATGTTAAACGTAGCAGGAGAAGCCGCATTGGTCACCACAGAAGGATTAGCAGTCGTAGCCGTAACAAACGTAGCCGCTACACGGGTTGCATTGCTGTAAGGCACAACTTCAGTCCATCCAGCGTGGGAAGCCATCGTGTCACCGGCCGCAGGTGTGTTCGATGCACCAGCACCGTACAGGCCGATGTACCAAGTGGTAATTTGGGCAACAGAAGTCAAAGCAGTACCGGCCATGTAAGCCAGACCAGCGTTAACTACCAAGTTCTTAGACTCAGCAGACCACTTGAGCTTGCCGTCTTTATCATGGCATTCAACGTAGTAAACGCCTGTAGCCTTGGCTTGTTCGCCTGACTGAGTGCCAGCAATAAGACCGCTAGAAATGTGGTCGGTTACTTTGAGTTTTTCTGTGGTCATATTGACTCCTTAAGTGATGCGTATTAATGCGGTTTCTGGATCATCAGTGGGCAACTGAATGATGAATTCTTGGCCAAGCATGGTCTGGTCAATACCAAAATTCAACACGCCCACCGACTTATTGCTCTTTGAAGAGTTATAGATCAATGCGCCGCGTGTTGCAAACGTGGACCCGGGCCATGCAGGGTTGGTAAAACTGACATACGCAATTCCCATCCCCAAGTTGACTGTGACGTTTAGCAGAATCTGACCCGGTGCGGTGTATCCTGTTCCAGACACCTCGCCCACACTGGTGTAGACCGTTGTTGTAGGGCCAAGCACCGCTGACGAAGTGTAGAGCGCAATTTTAAAGACATCCGTCTCAAAATCATGCACACCAAGGAGCAATTGCTCCTTGAAACTGTCGGTAAGTCCTGCTGTAATCATGCGTTATCTCACCGGTAGTTTGACTTGACCATCGCGATAAGCATCGCCACGTTGCTTGCCATCGCCCAAATTCTTCAAGAGCATCAGCGCCTCTTTGTACTTGGTGTCGTACAAAACCATCATGTCCTGCTCGCCCTTCATGAACGTATACGCTTCAACTAAGCAGCCATACAAAAGCGCAGAGTCGAAGTTGTCCCCTAACCATGTTGTTCCTGCGTCCACAATTGACTCAGGGTAGTAGTAATAATGCAACTCTGCATAATACTGAGCGTCTGGCGTAGGGCCTAAAATGAACGACAACTCCGTCTGATTTGCAGACTGAGGGCCAAAGATGGCATAGTATTTTGGAAGGGACAACTCACGTGGGTTTGGATAAACCTCACGTATAAAGTTGACATCCTTGTTGAGCAAATAAGTGTAGTCACCTTGGAACGTAATCGCCCCTGACACAGCACCACTATTGGCCACACTCAACGTGATTGTTGTTCCGTTGATTAAAGACACAATCGCTTCTGTACCAATACCTGTTCCAGAAGCATACTGACCAACCACAATACCCGAAGCACTGGCTACAACAATGGTGAATGCACCAGAGGATCCTGTTGCCGTAGTGCTTACATAAGGATAAATGGCCAATGAATAGCTAGACAAGTAGTCCGTGGGGCACTCTAAATACTTGTTACCGGTCGTCAAAATACCAGTCACATTCTTACGCAAATTGGCAATTTGCACCGAATTGTAAATACGCTGCTCCGCTTGACGCGTGAACGTGTCCAAGTTATCAGTGCTGAAGCCCTGATTCTCGGTGTATGCAATGATTGCAGCTTTTAATTCCGTATATGTCATATGATGCTCGTTTTGACCGGTGAAAGCACCGCGGCAGCCCACAAAGGCTTCGCATAGGGCATCGGCATCATCCCAATACTAGCAAACGAAGTATCAGCCGTGAACCCGACGTAGACGGTAACCGCAAGTCTACTCTCTGGGCGAGGCTGATGCAAGGCCTGTGGCTCATTTATCGTTCGCTTTGGTTCCAACTGTGGGTGCTTAGGCTCATAGCACTCAGGACAAACTTTAAAGCCTGTCCATTCCTTGATAAGCGTATTGAGTTTGTACCGTTGGCCACACCTGTCGCACAGCGCAATTGCAAATTTGCCTGATACATAGGCCATGGGTTACCTCTGCGTGTACGTAGGTACCACAAAGAAGCCTGAACGCTCACGGTCTTCAGAAGCTGCACGCATAAACTCTTCTTCGTACATCTGCTTAAGCAGCATGACGCGATCAGGCGCTTTCTTGACCGACAGATAGTACGCCAAAGCCGCTACCAAGCACGGCAGGAAGCGGAAAGAGATGTCCGCTGTATTGCTAAACCCACCAGCATTGTCCATGCGACGAATTGCATAGTAGACAAACGTCCACGTCTGCGTTGCATCAGGAGATGGGTACAGAAACACCTTAGCCGGCACCGTGCGTTGAATGTAGTACTGCGCAGGGCGTGACTGAGTCAACTTATTGGGCACATGGAGCCACTCAGCGCGGCCTATGCGGTCAATTGTGATGTCCTGCTGGGTAGACTGGCCTGCATTGGTCCGAATCACGGCGGAGAGGCCATCAATCGTATCTGAGGGCAGGTCATACTCGTACACACCCGGCGTCAGCACCTGCTGGCGCTGCTCAATCGTCCACAAATTAAGACCGCGATTAGCCCACTCTGCAAAAATCAAGTTGACGGAGCGTAGCGCCGTCTTCATGTCGTAACCGTCGCGCACCTCAATACCGCAGCGCTCATACGCCTCAGCTATGAGGTCGTCAAACTGCAGATCGAAATCGGATACGCCGGAAACAGCCATATCAATAGATCATTGCTGTGCGGGCACGGGCTGCACCAACACCACGGACGGCAACTTTGTCACCATGAACGCTCTTTTTAACGTTCTCGCTAAGCGTTTCACCTTGTGATTGGCCAACACCCGCAACCATGCCGCCTTTAGCAAAGCCTTTTTTGGCAATGCCTTCGCCTTTTTTAGCAAGGCCACCATCTTTGTATCCATGTTTCATTTTGCTATCCTTTTAAAGTTGTTGCCATTAAACGATCTAACTTTTCGTCCAATCTGTCTAACCTGTCCAAAACACGGTTGATGTCTGCATGGACTTCGGCTTTGGTCACATATTCCTTGGCAATTTCTTCGCGTGTACGATTGAGCAGGATCTGAAGACGATTAATCTCAGATGCCTTGTCGCGCAATACCCAACCCACGAATCCTATACCTGCCGTTAGGATCATGTTCCAAACAACGCCTTCCATTTAGCACTTCCACTTCCGTAGGCTCTTATTAATCCGGCTATTCGGATCTTTGGCAGTCTTCTCGCTTGTATTCTTCTTTCGCATGCCTTCCATACGGGCACAGAATGAATCTTTACGAGGACCTCCCTCTGGCTGCGGGGCCTTTAATCCGGGTTTACCCGGATTAGCCTTGTTGTAAGAAGCGCGGCCCTTGGCGTTTAATCCGCCGCTAGGACTTTTGCCCTCTTTCCGCTGCCAAGCGGGAGACTTAGCCATGATTAATACATCTTGCAGGGCTTGTTACGGGCCAAGCCTACACCACGGGGCGTAGTGGAACCAGAAGGAGCCACTGTCTTACGTGCTGTTTGCTTAGGGCCGCCTTTAGCCATGTCTTGCTTCTGTGCACCGGGCTGAACTTCGCCTTGGTACTGATCGTCTGCCATTTTTGCTGCTCGTCCCATTTTGGACTCCTTATCCGTAATAAATGTTTACTGCCGCTAAGTTTGTCATATACGCGTATATGCCATATCTAGCTACCACACCATCATTTGGAATAACAGGAGCATTGTTAAATGTGTCCCCTGCACTGACGTCGTATGTCAACAACCAACGCGTTGCATACACCATGGCCGCCCCTGCTGTGATGCTGCCGGAATTGATGTCGGTAATTGTAAAAGTACTTGAGTTTGTGACCGTTACGGAATAGTTTCCGTTTGTAGCCGTTCCCCCTGTTCCTGCTGCAAAATCCGCACCAATTGTATCCCCTGTGGCCAAACCATGGCCAGCTTGAGTAATGGTCACTGTATTGCCAGAACGCCCATAAGTAGCAGTCGTAATTGGAGCGGTGGCTGTGTCAAACAGAGACACCGCCCCTGCCGTAGCAGTACCCACGTAGGATATGCCTTTAACACGGTTTCTTCCTTGCACCAAAAAACCACTAGCGTTTATGTGCGCTTGTTTTACGTCATACTGAAAGGTCATAATTAATCTCCTTGTAAACGGGGGCCTCGGCCCCCTAGATCAATTAAGCAGTACGGGTAAACACGTAGGCTGTTGCGCTGGAGAACATGATAGTGAAACGGGCAAGGCCAGTTGCACCAGCAGCAATTGTCAGGTCACCGAAACTGCCGGGAGTGTCAGCAGCAGCGCTAGACAGGATGCCGTTGGTTGCAACAGCAATTGTCACCACGCTTGCGCCAGCAGTGTTATCAACGTACAGATCCATC